CCCGCATCTCCGCCAGCGGGGGCTTGAGACGGAGATGCGGGCGCGCCAGCAGCGAGGGCATTGGCTGGCGTCTCGGCGGGGGATGGTGGCTCCGCGCCGGGATGGGATTGCTGGGCTTGACGGCGCTTGGCTGCCAGCGCGCGCTTGGCCTTCTCGAACTGTGTCGCGGGGATGTACTCGAAACTGGCGACGCCGAGCCATTCGCAGAACTTGTCGATGTTCGCCCCGGCCGCGATAGCGAGCGCTTTCAGTTCGGCGACTTGTTCCGGGGTGATGGCGGTGGACACGTCGTATGCCTCGCCGTCATCTTCCTCGACGTGGGCGTCGATGGTTGTGTGCGACGTTTCGACGGCTTGCAGCTTGCGGGATGGCGGCGGGGCGAGGCGCGGCGTGTTCGGCGCGAAGTCCGCCGCGTTTTCCATGCCCAGCGCTTCGGAGAGTTCGGGCGATTGCGGAACGCGCTTCAATAGGCGGCGCAGCACCGTCTTCTTGCACATCTCGCCTTCATCGGTGTCCCACGGGCTGGACTTGATCTTGCCAGCCGTGAACGCCTTCCAGCTATCGGAGCGCCCCCGGATATCGTGGAGCGACTCCATGTCCATGACTTCGTGGTCCGACGTGCCGTCCTTGTAATGGACGACAGCGTAGTAGCAGACCGGCTTGCCGCGCGGCTTGGTGTAGTCGGGGCGATGCTCCAGCCGCTTGGCCGTACCTTCCTCGGCAATGAAATGGTCGTTCTGCCGGACTTCACCGGGATAGATGTTGGCGATCTCATCGGACTGGCGCGCCAGCTTCATGATGCCGCGGTAGCCACAGCGCAGCTCCGGCACCTTGCCGCCAGCCTTGGCGTTCCATACGGGGACGATGTAAGCCTCGCCGAGCTGGGGGTCCAGCAGCAGGCCAAGCGCGGCCGCCTTCGACACCTCGCAGAAAACCGCGCGCGGATCGTAGTGCAGCATCTCCGGCTTCTGCATGAACAGGTTGATCATGTTCCGCTTGAAGCGCTCCGGCTTGACGTGATCGGGCAATGCGCTCAGCAGATCGGCTTCATGGCGCTCATCGCCGATCACTTGCTGGGTGTAGTGTTCGACCGGCGATAGCTGGCGCGTGTGTGCGACAAGACTCATGGCGGGCTCCTGTGTCAGGTGGTTCGAATACTGATGGTGACGCCGCCATTGCTCAGCTCGGCGCCGGGAACGGTCACGCCGGCTTTCAGCGCGGCGAGCAGCGCCTTCTTGTCCAGCTCCGGCGCGGGCTGCGTCCAGAATTCCGCCGGGATCAACGCTTCATTCGTGGGGATCGCCTTAGCCGGGGTGGCGTTCAGCCCCACCGTTCCCAGCGGGCAGCGCAGCGCGCCTTTGATCCCCGCTGCCTGGAAAGCGATCGTGAGCGCATGGCGGCGGCGTTCGCGGCGCAACGCGAGCCGCGCCTTGCGAGCCGTCACCTCCTTGATGTGGCCGCTGATGCCCTCGATGAGGGCCTTGTCCACGCTATCCTGGCCGACCAGCATGTTCACCACCTCGACGAAATCGGTCTGGCCTTCGATGACATCGGCGGCGAAGTCTTCATCGTCTCCGATGATGTCCTTGAGGCTGGCGAGCAGCTCGCGCACGGCCTGGGCTTCTCGGGTGAGGGGGGAGGTGATGGTCATGGTCAACCCCAGACTCCGAAAATGATGCCCACCCCATGCACCCAGCCAACAGGCGGGAACACCAACCCGACAATGAGCATCGCAACCCAATTTGCTTTTACGCACACGACAATGTGGACAATGAACGGAACGATCAGCGCCACCGGGATCGCCAGCCACATCAGGAAGAAGGCGAGAACGGCGCCGATGGTCGCGGCTTCGCTGTAATCGTGACGATGCTTCACGCCCGCCCCTCCGTCCTGCCGAGCAGCGCCTGCGTCCGCACGTGCTGCTCCGTCGCCCGGTGGACGACTTCGGGAATCTCCAGCATGGCGACACGATCCTCCAACCACTGGAGACGCTCGCCATGCCGCTCCAGCTTCGTGTCATGCAGGCTCCATGCGATGGAGAGGCCAGCCACGGCGATGAGGGTGAGGAGCAGCAACCCAGCGAATTCGATGCCGGTCATTGGCCGTCTCCAGCGACGAGCGCTTCCTGCGCGGCTCGCGCTTTTGTGCCCGCATCCTTGGCGACCTTGGAAGGCAGCCCGCGCCTTTGCTCGTGATTGGTGGCATCCGCATAAAACCGGATGGCATCCTTGATGCGGTCATCAAGCTCCGGGGCGGACTCTTCGGAGGTGTCCAGCAGCTTTTCGAGGAGGTCTTTCAACTCCCGCGCCGCTTTCTCCGCTTCGGAGCGGAATCGCACCAGCGCGCTGACGCTGATGCGGACCTCAAGCTCGGACGTTTTGGAAAGCGTCATTTCCAGCCCGATACCCAGGGCCTCCATGAGGACGATGACCTCGTCCAGCGCTCCACGAATATCGGCCCGTACTTCTTCCTTGATGAAAGGCATGGGATTATCTCCAAATGAAAAGGGCTGTGACCGTCACAAAGCCACCCCAGCCAACGAAGCTGGAGGTGGACAGGGCAAGAAGCGTCGAACGCGGGATACGGGCGAGCTGGGCGCAGGCGGCGCGGTTGGCGTGGCCGGGAAGAGCGGCCAGCCCATGCCGGATCAGCACGATGGCAAGCCGCAGATAGAGCCAGGCGAGCCGGAATTGCGCGCCCGGCCCGGCTTCCTGGACGATGATCTCAGGCAACGAATAAGTAGAATTACCGAGGTATCGCGCAAGCTCTCCGAAGCTGTCGGGAAGCCCCCGCGAAGGGATAGCCAGTGCCGTGGAAAACATTATGCCAGTCCCCCAAAACAGCGATAATCCTCATCGCGGTGTAACGATGCGAGGATATATTTCGCGCGAATATCGCATGATGTGATGAGCATCACGCGGCCTCGCCGAAATGAACCGCCTCGGCATGGTCGTAGCCAGCTTGCCAGAGGGCGTCGCCATGCTCGGCCAGAAGGAAGGTTTTGGCCGCGACGAACTCTTCATCGCGCAGCCGGCGCAGGCGCGGGATTTCGGGCGTGCGCATCTGGATGGTGTCGATGTCGCCGTCCCAATCCATCCCGGCGCCGGTGTCTTTTTCCGGCGGATAGATGGCGTCGATCCTGAAGCGGACGCGCAGCTCGCAAAGCTCGTCGATTGCGTCGTCAACGTCGCGGTCGGCAATGAGCTGAATGCCGCCCCTGCCGTCGCGGCGGTAATAGGCTTCAACTTCAAACATCACGGGCTCCTAAAAGAGCCCGCCGTGCCGGGAAACTCGATAGCGCGGCGGGCCAAGTCTAGGGGAGGAACCCCCGAGGACCGGGGACAGCCCGTGCGATGGATGCGTTCGAGGAACGTCCGAAGCGCGGCCTGTGCGTAGTATGAAACTACGCGCCGCGTATTACGTCAAGAGAAAATGTGGAAGAAACACGCGCCGCGCGTAGTTGATGCACACGCGCTAGGCGTTACCACCTATGAAAGGTGAGGGTGAGCCGGCCGCCGAATTCCCAGCTTTGCCGGTCTGTGACCCGGATTGGCTTGACCGCCGGGTTGAGCGCTTCCAGATCGAATTCGTCGGCGACCGAGAGCGGCAGGCCGCAAGCGAAGCGCCGGAACAACCAGATCGCCAGCCCCCGCGGGCGCGCGATCAGGAATTTGCCGGGCAGAACATCCTCGCCAGGGTCGAACACCAGCCCCGTTCCCGGCGGAAACGAGACGCCGCCAGCCCCCACCATGGATTCATCATACTCGGGGACGACATACGACCATGCGTCCGGCGAGCCGATTTCTGGGGGAATGACGACGGTTGGCCCCGCCATGAAGGCTTCTCTCTCTCCAGCTAAAAAAGGGGCAATATCATCGCCGGACAGAACAGGAATACGACGGAGCGGAACTGATTGCGAAGAATTTGTGTCAAAATTTGAGGGATTTGCGGTTAATTGGTAAACCGATTGTTGACTACTCACCAGTTGCGGCTTGCGCGCGTTGCGCAACTCCTTCCGCTTGGCGGTGTCGAGACGGGCGAAATCGGCTTGCAGTGCGGCATAGGCTTCGCCATTGCCGCTCTTCAGCCAGCCGCGCGGGGTGACCGCAAGTTCCTGCTCCAGTATGTCATAGAGCACGGGCGTTGATGGCACCCGCTCTCCGGTCTCCCAGCCCTTATAGGCCCGCGCGCTGATCCGCCGGGGTTCGGGCAGACTGTCCAGATACGCGGCCGCGTCCTCGGTCGTGACGAAGCCACGCCGCAGCCTGGCAATTTTCAGCCGCAGTCTGAAGTAATCCCGATCGCCGTAAGTCTCTCGCATGTGTTTCTTATACATGATTTGCGATGGTCGCGTGCGTGTATCAAAAACCCGCGTAGCGTGTTGACTTCACACGCGCGATGCGCTCCATATTGGAGCCATGCCCGAAGAAACCCTGACATGGTCCGCCATTTTCGAAATCTGGCGCGACCCCGCCAACCCCACCGACGGCCGCCTTGCCCGAAACCTGGCGGCCGATATCGGTGCTCCCCTCGAAAATGTCCGCGTCTGGCATCGTGTCGGCCGCGTTCCGCCCAGCTACTGGCGCACGCTGGTCGTCGTCATCGCGGCGAAGGTGCGCAAGCATGTCACCTGCGAGGACCTCGCCGCGGCGACGGAAAGGCTGTGCCCCCCGAAAATCCGCAGGGAGGCCGCGTGATGGTCTGGACCCAGGACCGCGCCAAACTTCTCCGCAAGCTGTGGGCTGACGGCCTGAGCGCCAGCCAGTGCGCCGCGCGTCTTGGCGGCATCACGCGCAATGCCGTGATTGGCAAAGTGCATCGCATGGGGCTGCCCGCGCGCGCAACCATATACCGGAGGAATGGCCGGACCGAGAAACGCCACCTGAACTTGCCGCTGCGCCCCGCGCGGCTCGCGCATGCTCGCCCCGAAACGAAAGCCAAGCCCGCCTGGACGCCCAAGGACATCAAGCCCGCCGCGCCCCAGCCGCCACAGCCGCCGATCCCGTCCGTGCATCTCAGCACCATCACCGGCTGCATCATCACCGGCCCGGACCCGATCGAGCCGGAGCCCTTGCCTCCCCCGGAGGCGATCACATCCGGCACGATCACCACCCTGGAGATCACCGCCCGCAATTGCTGCTGGCCGGTCAATGACGGCGCGCCGGAGTGGCTGTTCTGCGGGAAGCCGAGACATCCCCGGAGCGGGACGCGTGATCGCGGTTACTGCCAGACGCATTGGGCGAGAAGCGTTTCATCGGGGATGGGAAGGCTGAAGCCTATCCGGCTGCCGGCGGAGGCGTAGCGATGATCGACGGCATCGAATGCGCATTCCCCGCCACTCTCACCCAGGACGCGGAAGTCAAGACCACATCCGCCGGCCGCCCGTTCCTGAAACTCTCCGTCGTCACCGGCAAGGATGAGAAGCAGCAATATCTCTCCGTCCTGGCATGGCGGGACACGTTTACGGAGCTGGCTGAAGCCCTGGTGAAGGGCACGCGGGTTTATGTCGAGGGACGCCTTGAGCTTCGCCACTGGAACGGGGGCAGCGGGCTGTCCGTCTCGGCATCCATCATTCAGCCGCTTGGCCTCATCGGGGCGAAAAAGCCCAAGGCACCGCGCGCCGGCAAGAAGGCTAAGGCCGACCCGCAAGCGCCCATTGAGGTTCCCTTTTCCGATCCGCTGCCGTTTTGAAGGAGCAAGTATGACCACCGACATAAACGCCATCCTTGCAAAACGCGGCGAACGCTATGGCGTGTTCAGAGATCACGCCACCATTAGCCAAGCGCTGAAAGACGTGATGCGAGGCAGGTTCCCCGATGTCGGCCTTCTCGGCAATGAGGTCGAATTGCGGAAATCGCTCGGCGAGGCATTCGAGCTAAGGCTCGATGCCGATCAGATCGAAGCTCTCGACATGATCGCCCACAAGATCGCCCGCATTCTGAACGGCGACCCGAACTACGCCGATAGCTGGGACGATATCGCGGGCTACGCAAAGCTCGTCGGCGACCGCCTCAAGGGCGTGACGCGGTAATTTCTACCCCAAGTCTCACAGGTGCTCCCATGACAGACACAGCGCAATTGCGAGCACCCGACCGCCCCGCCGAGGATGACGAGCCCTACCGCCAGAGCATGCTCGCCGCCTTGCGCGTCGCCAGTGGGGAGGACTGATGACCTTTGTCGCCGAGATAAGCACGCCCGCTTTCCGCGCTACGGTGGATGAACCGCCGAGTATGGAGGATTTCTCGGCGGCGGAACGGGCCATGCATGACGCCATGGCGCGCCTGCGCAAGGCGAGCATCGACCATGCCCGGCATACGGTGGAGCGGGAGTATTTCGCCCTCGACGCCCTCATCCAGCGCGGGCTGCTGAACTATCCGCAGGTGTACGGCCAGTTCCTCGCCGCGACGACGGACAAGCCCGCGCATCGCGCCGAGGTCGAGAAGTTTCTGCCGCCGCCTTTCGTGCCGCCAGCGATCATCGATCCGCGCGATTTTCGCGCCGTCGAGGCCCCGCCGCGCAAATGGCTGGTGCCCGGCTGGATTCCCGCGAATGACTGCACGATGATCGGCGCCGATGGGGGCACCGGCAAGACCACCATCGGCGTGCAGCTCAATTTCGCCATGGAGACGCAAGGGCTGTGGTTGGGGCTGCCTGTCGAGGCCGGACCATCGATCTATTGCACGGCGGAAGAGCCGCGCGACGAGATGCATTTCCGCTATCGCGCCGCCGCCGCGATCTCCTGCAACAGGCCGGTATATCCCTTCGACATCATCTCCTTCGCCGACTACGAAGACGCCGCGCTGATCGAGATCGTTGATGGCAAGCCGCAGGCAACCGAGCTGCTGCACTGGCTGGAATGGCGAGCGCGCGAAATCCGGGCCAAGCTGATCGTCCTCGACGCCATCGCGGACTTCTGCGCCATCAACGAGGTTGATCGCTCCCAGGTGCGCCGCGCCGTCGCAATCTTTCGCGGCATGGCCATCCGGCTGAATTGCGCCGTCATCCTGATGGCGCACCCGTCCGTGGACGGCATCAAGACCGGCCGGGGCTATAGCGGCTCCACGCATTGGAACAACGCTGTCCGCTCGCGGATGTATTTCCAGATGCCGGTCAGCGAGAGCAAGGAAGAAAACATCGATCCTGACGTTCGCATTCTGTCGCTGGAAAAGGCCAATCGCGCGCGTAAGGGGCAGAGCATCAATTTGCGCTGGAAGGACGGGGTTTTCGTCGTTGACGGTTTTGCGCAATCCATGGGCATCGGCTCGGCGTTAGCTGCCCGCAACACCTTCCTTCGGCTGCTCGCCTTCCACCAAAAGCACAAGATCAATGTCAGCCCGAACAAGGGGCCAACCTACGCCCCGGCGATCTTCGAAAAGCACAAATTGGCCGCCGGGATTAAGAGCGCCACGCTGAAATACGCGATGGACGATCTGCTGCAATCCGGGGCCATCCGAAGCGTCGAATTCGGACGCGCCGGGAAGCAGAGAACACGCCTGATCATCGCTGACGGAATCGACACTGGCGAGGTTGCAGATGTGTGATTTTTGCAACGAATTTACAACCTACGATACTGCCCAACTGCCGCCCAACCGGAATTTTACCCGCCCAACCGCCGCCCAACCGGCCCGAAAAGCCGCCCAACTGAAAGCGGAATGGGGCAAAACGGCCCGAAAAGCCGCCCAACCGGCATCAAAAAAAGTGGTGCCCAACCCCCCCCTATACCCCCCCTGGCAGTTGGGCACTGCCGGGCGCTGCCTAAGGGCGCGCCGGCAGGCCCACTGCTGAAGGACAACAAGAACCGCGAACGGAGATGCCCATGACCAAGCCCAAACCCACGCCGCTGACCATCCTCGAATCCGCCGCCGACGCGCTGGCGGATGGCTGCTGCTGCCTGATGTTCACCAACGGGGAATGCTGCATGAGCGCCCGCGCCCGCGAGGTGTTCACCGCGATCAACCGGGCCGGCGGGCCATCGCTGGAGGAATGCGAGGCCATCGCGCGCGGCGAAATCACGCTGACGCGGAAACAGCCGAGAACGGTAACCCAACGGTAATGCGGAGCAGCCATTGACCACCACCCTCAAATCCCGCCGCCCGGGCCGCAAGCGCAAGGCAGCCCCTATCATCCTCCCCTCGGTCCTCTCCCTCGCCATGGAGCAGCGCGCCCAGGCGGCGAGAGCGCGGCTGCATGCCCTCGCCCGTCCACTCGCATTCACCGCCGCCGGGGACGGCAAGGGCGGTCTCACCGTGTCACAGCGCCGCCCCCACGAGACACGCCACGATGACCGCCTCACCCCCGAACGCCGCCGGCATGCGGAGGAAGCCGAGCTGCTCGTGGTGATGGACACCTTCACCACCGACGCCGGGGAAAAGACTCAGCTCAAGCGCCAGCGCCTGATCTCCCCGCTGGAGCAGTTGTGGAAAGCCGGCGTCATCGACAGCGGGCAATATGGCGCGGCCCGCCGCTATCAGAAGGACGCCGACATCGCCGCCGTGCTTGGCCCCGGCTCCACTGTGCGCTACGAACCGCGCATGATCGATGGCGGCAATGACAGGTTCCTGCTGCCGATCGAGGTGGCGACGGATTACCTGCGCCGCCTCGCCTCGGCGCAGCGCTATTGCGGCCCGGCCCAGCGGCGTGTGCTGGATTGGATCGCATTGGAGCCATGCGGCTGGCGGGCGCAGGCCAAGGCGTGGTTTCCCGAGGCAAGCGAGCGCTGGGCGCGGATGAATTTCAAGCGGCTGCTGCGGTGCGTGTGCTGGGATCTGGAGCG